CGTTATAAGATTTAGCGCACGTCACATTAAAGAAATTTATATACAAGAAAACGAAAAAGGTTTTATCGATTTTATTTATCGAAGATTTAAAATGCCTGTTGCCAATATCGTTAAGAAATTTGGCTACGATAATGTTTCTAAAGATATTCAAAGAAAAATTAAAACAACTCCTCATGATGAAATGGAAATTATTCATTGTGTTAAACCACGTGGAGTTTATGACAATAAAAAATTAGATAAAAAAAATATGCCATTTCAAAGTATTTACTTTGAATATGAAAATGGACACATCATATCAATTGGTGGATTTAAGGAAATGCCTTATGTCATTCCAAGATATTTAAAAAGTTCGACAGAGGTTTATGGAAGATCTCCAGCTATGTCTGCTTTACCAGAAATAAAAGTTTTGAATAAAATGGTAGAGGTCGGTTTAAAGGCTGCTCAAAAACAAGTTGATCCGCCGCTTTTAGTTCCAGACGATAGCATGATTATGCCAATTAGAACGGCGCCAGGTTCACTTATATATTACCGTTCTGGTTCTAGAGATAGAATTGAACCATTAAATATTGGAGCCAACAATCCTCTCGGAATCCAAATGGAAAATCAAAGAAGAGAAGCGATTGCAAAAACTTTTCATATCGACCAGTTACTTATAACTACAAACCGCCAAATGACAGCGACGGAGGTTATGTCTCGGAATGAAGAGAAGATGAGAATTTTAGGTCCAGTATTAGGAAGATTACAATCAGAATTATTACAACCATTAATTATCAGAGTGTTTAATGTGATGCTTAGAAGAAAATTATTTTCAGAAGCTCCTCAAATGATAAACCAACAAGAAATGCAAATTGAATTTGTATCTCCTATGGCGATTGCTCAAAAATCCCAGGAGTTACAAAGTATCATGAAAGGTCTCGAAATATTTGGATCTGTTTCAAATATAGTTCCAATTACAGATTATCTCGACGAAAGCGGATTTGTTAAGCAGGTAACGGCAACATTGGGTTTACCTGCCAAACTTATTAAATCAGATGCTGAGGTAGCAGAAGCAAGAGCAAGAAAAGAACAAGCACAGATGCAACAAATGCAAATGCAGCAAAATACTCAAGAGAGCGAAATGGCAAGAAACGTTGCTCCATTGGCTAAGGTAATTAATGACGGATCAAAACAATAAAAAAGTTTTACAGCTTCGAGAAGATTACAAAATAACATTTGGATCTGATCAAGGTAAAAGAGTTTTCAGCGATCTCCAAAAACGCTGTCATGATTTCGTTACTACTCATCAAAAAGGAGATAGTCACGAAACCGCTTTTTTAGAAGGACAACGAGCTGTTCTTCTATTTATTAAAGCGATGATCACTAAAAACAATAAGGAGTAATCTTATGGATCAAGTACAGACAACTGAGCAACCTGCTCAACCTGCGGTAAAAGAAGAGACAACTACTCAACCTGCAGATCAATCGCAACCTGTAACTCAAGAGGAACCGAAGATAGATTTTAAATCTTTAATTCCAACTGAGTACAAAGAGGATAAAGCGTTAGCAAATTTTCAAGATATGAACCAATTTGTTAAAAGTTATCTTCACGCACAGAAAATGGTTGGACTGGATAAAATTCCAGTTCCAAATAAATACGCAACCGATGAAGATTGGAATGAAGTATTTAAACGTTTGGGTGCGCCAGAAAAACCAGACCAATACAAATATAAATTTGATAAAGGTCAAGAAGTTGATGAGAAAGCATTAAAAGCATTTAACGAAGTAGCTCAAAAAAATGGCTTGTTACCTAAACAGGCTGAGAGCATTGTTAAATTTTATAATGAACTTAATCAACAAGCTGTTAGTCAAGAAACATCTAAAATGGATGCGGCTCAAAAAGAAGCTGAGACTGTATTAAAAACCGAGTTCGGTGCAGAATATGGTAAGCGTCTGGATCAAGCTAAACGATTAGCGGTAGCAACTTTAGGAACTGATTTTTTAAACAAAACAGTTTTAAAAGATGGTTCTAAGTTGGGAGATAATGTTTCTTTAATCAAAGCCTTTTCAACATTAGCAGATAAATTATCTGAAGATGAAATTGTAAAAGGTGAAGGCACAGACTATATGAGTGCTAAGGAAATACAAAAACAAATTGATGAGCTTCAACAGGAAGGTTCAGCGTTTTGGGAAAAGACACATCCAAATCACAAACGTTCCGTCGATGAGGTTTATAAATTAAGACAAATGTTAAATGGCTGATGGTTTAGCCAAATTAACAGATAGAGAAATTAGATTAGAATGTATTCGTCTGGCTATTGAATTTGGTCCAGAAAATTTACGTTTTGATCCGCTATCTAGAGCGCAAGAATATTATGCCTGGGTATGTGAAAAAAATTCTTCGAGAAAATCTAAACAGACCTCGATCAATAAAGTCTAACTGAGGACTAAAAACTTAGAGACGAGATCCGCATTTGCGGACAATCAAATCGATTAATTCATAACAACCAAATAGGAGGACATAAAAATGTCTAGCCAAATAACAACGGCTTTCGTCCAACAATATTCAAATAATGTTGCGATGCTAAGTCAACAAAAAGGCTCTCTCCTTAGAAGTACAGTTGATACTGAAACGGTCAATGCGAAAAATGCATTTTTTGATCAAGTTGGCGTTGCCACAGCTCAAAAAAGAACAAGTCGCCATTCTGATACGCCACAAATCGACACGCCTTCTAGTCGGAGACGATGCTCACTATCGGATTATGAATATGCGGATTTAATTGATCAACAAGATAAAATTCGTACTTTAATCGATCCGACATCATCTTATGCCTTAGCAGCTGCTTATGCGCTGGGAAGAGCAATTGATGATGAAATAATCGCTGCTGTAGTAGGCACGGCGTATTCTGGAGAAACTGGCTCAACAGCTACTTCTTTCGATGCGTCTAATGCAATTACAGAAAGTGGAACCGATGGAATGACACTAGCAAAACTTCGTTCTGTAAAAGAAAAGTTAGATAGTGGTAACGTAGATCCAAGTATTTCTCGCTTCGCAATAATAGGACCAAAACAAGTTTCTGATTTGTTAAACACAACTCAAGTAACAAGTTCTGATTATGCAAGTGTGAGAGCTTTAGTGAACGGTGAAATTGATACGTTCATGGGATTTAAGTTCATAACATCAAATCGTTTAACAATCGCATCTTCTAAAAGAAAATGTTTGTTTTATGCTCAAGACGGAATGAAACTCGCTCTTGGTCAAGACATCATGACTAGAATTGACGAAAGATCTGACAAAGGATACGCAACGCAAGTTTACGTATGTATGTCGGCTGGCGCAGTTCGTATGGAAGAAGCTAAAGCTGTGAGCGTAGAAGCTCACGAAGCATAATAGGAGGATAATAGAAATATTATGGCAAGTGTAAAATCCGTCAACATGACGAACATAACTGCTACTCCTGTTGTTAATGCGAGTAGCGAACAGGCTGGAGGAAAACTTAGAGTATGGTACGACACATACGAAGCTTCTTCTCTCGGCTCTGGATCAGACATAACGATTGCTAGATTACCAGCGAATGCAACTGTACACGATGTAATCGTGAAAGCAGATGCGCTAGCAGGTTCAAGCACGCTAATTGCTGGAATAGCAAGTGATACTGATCTCTTCTGGGGTACAAACTCAATAACATGGAATGCTGCTGGACAGTCTTGTTCAATGGTAAACGGAATTAGTACAGGAGCGCCAAGCGCAACTGTTACTGGTTTAGGTTACAGAACAACTGCTGAAACAGATGTCATTCTAACAACTGGTGGTGCTACGATTAGCAACACTATTTATAGTTGGGTGATCTACTCTACAGAGTAATAGCTAATAAAAAGCAAATTAGTCTGGCGGCAATAAAAGTCGCCAGGCTTTCACAATGAATTTTAAAAAAATATTTAATGATCAAGACTTACCTTTTAGTAGGAATGCTTTGTATTCCGTCGATAGAGTGTTTCAGCTTTTTGGAACCAAAACCAACTTACTATACAAATTTACAAAAATGTTTAGTGGATGGAAAAAAACTTGGAGACGATATGTACGGCAGAATGTTAGCGCTCGGTTTAAATGTGCGAATGAAAGTTTGGTGTCAAGAAATAGAACAACATGGAGAATATAGTTAATGGCAAGTAATGTAGATATATGTAATTCAGCTTTAAATCTTTTAGGAGCAAGTACGATCTCTGCGCTCACGGAAGATACGAAGAACGCCAGAATTTGCAATCAGCGTTTCGCTCCAGTTCGTAATAGAGTGTTCAGATCACATCCGTGGAATTGTCTAATTAAGCGAGTACAGCTCGCAGAAAATTCGACAGCTCCTGTAGTGGAATATTCAAAAGCATTTAATCTTCCGAGTGATCACCTTCGTACTTTAAAGCTACACAACGGATCTACTGATAGTATAACTGGATCGATCACTTATAAACTTGAAGGATCTACGTTAGTCACAAATGAATCTACGGCTTATATCGTTTATGTTGCTTTAGATACGGATCCGAATAATTACGATGCTTATTTAATGGAAGCTTTATCTTATCAGCTAGCTGCAGATATGGCTTATGGAATTACAAATAATGCAACGCTGGCGAAAAATTTATTAACGGATGCCGACGAAAAATTAAGAGAAGCAAGATTTATAGACGCAACTGAAAATTCAGTTGATACGATTGAAGCTTCTGAATTTACCGATGCGAGGCTGTAATGCCTAGAACAACTTTAGCATTAACGTCTTTTGTAAGTGGTGAGCTAAGTCCTAAAATGGATGGTAGAACTGATTTTGAAAAATACAGTTCTGGATGCAAAACTTTAGAAAATATGTTGATCCATCCTCAAGGAGCTGCAACACGAAGAGTTGGAACTCAATTTATTTCAGAGGTTAAAACATCGGCAAATAAAACAAGATTAATTCCTTTTGAATTTAGTACAACACAAACTTATATTTTAGAATTTGGGAACACCTATATTCGTTTTTATAAAGATAAAGGACAAATTTTATCTGGCGGATCTGCTTATGAAATTTCCAGTCCTTATTTAACTGCAGAACTTTTTGATATTAAATATGCACAAAGTGCCGACGTAATGTATCTTTGCCATAATAATCATGAGGTGATGAAATTATCTAGAACAGGACATACGGCTTGGACCTTAACCGAGGTGGCTTTTACCGATGGACCTTATCTAGCAGAAAATACGACAGCGACGACAATGACACCAGGTGGAACAACAGGATCAGTTTCGATTACCGCAAGTACGTCAACTTTTGTCGCAACCGATGTAGGACGATTAATAAGTTTTAATAGTGGTCGAGCAAAAATTACTGGCTACACATCTGGAACAGTTGTAACCGCAACTACTCAAGATGATTTTGCAAGTACAGGAGCTGTTACTGCTTGGAAATTAGGAGCGTTCTCAGATACGACTGGACATCCATCTTGCGTATCCTTTTTTGAACAACGATTAGTTTTTGCTGGAACAACAAACGAACCACAAACTTTATATTTTTCTAAATCTGGCGATTATGAAAATATGACAGCTGGAACCAATTCGGATGATGCTATGATTTATACGATTGCATCAAACGAAGTTAATAATATTAGATATTTAAAATCAGTTAGAACTTTAATTGTTGGAACCACAGCGGCAGAATATACTGTCTCAGCAGATGGCACAGATGCAGCGGTTACTCCAACAAATGTAACGATTAAAAGACAAAGTTCTTTTGGATCTGCAAATGTAGATGCAATAGCTGCAGGTAATGCAGTTTTGTTTTTACAAAGAGCAAAAAGAAAAATTAGAGAGTTAGCTTATAATTTTGATGTAGATGGTTATACAGCTCCAGATTTAACAATTTTAAATGAAAGCGTTACCAATACAGGAATTAATCAAATTGCTTATCAACAAGAACCATCATCAATGTTGTGGTGTGTTCGAGACGATGGCGTTCTAGCAGCATTAACCTATCAACGATCAGAAAATGTTGTAGCTTGGTCGAGACATAAACTTGGTGGACGATTTAATGATTGCACAATCACCGTAACGGATTATGCAAACATAGCTGTCGGAACAACTTTAAAATTTACTAAATCAGATGGATCAACCGTTACATTTACATCTGAGGCAATTTCTGGCTCTTCTCCTTCTAGCTCATTAGGATTTAGACCGAACCAAGATAATGATACCACGGCTGATAATATTTTTACTGCTGTCAACAGTCATTCTGATTTTACAGTTTCAAATCCTGCTGCTAACGTAGTGACAATTAAAGAGACGTCACCAAGCGCTGGAATATTAACAGTTAAAAGTTCTGATACCACACGACTTGCAACAACTAATCAAACGAATGCAGTTGTTGAAAGCGCTGCAAGTATTACAGGTGCTATTAATGAAGATGAGCTGTGGCTGATTATAAAAAGAACAATTAACGGAGCTACGAAACGATATGTTGAAGTCTTTTCAGATTTTGATTTTGATGAAACAGATCAAACAGCATTTCATTTCGTAGATAGCGGTCTATCGTATGATGGATCCGCAACAACATCGATTTCTGGATTGGATCATCTTGAAGGTGAGACTGTAACCATTCTTGCAGATGGAGGCACACACGCAACCAAAACGGTTAGTTCTGGAGCGATCACTCTTGATCGTTCCTCAAAAAAAGTGAAAGTAGGCTATCCATTTAATTCTGTTCTTCAATCAATGAGAGTTGAAGGTGGAGCAGCAGTTGGTGAAGGTACCTCTCAAGGTAAAACAAAAAGAATTTCAAAAGTTGTATTAAGATTGTTTGAAACAGTTGGAGCTAAAGTTGGTCCAAGTTTAACGAAATTGGAAACTATTCCTTTTCGTACTACGACGGATCCAATGGATACTCCTGTTTCAACATTCTTAGCTGGAGATAAAGAGATAGAATTTGACGGAGATTACGAAAGTGATGGTTTTATTGTAGTGAAACAAGAACAACCTTTACCGATGTCAATATTAGCAATCTATCCTACTCTGGTTACAAGTGATGGGTAATTGGATAGTCAAACCTTTTAAGCAAGAACATGCGGATGAAATTGTAAGTTATGGAATGAACCATAAACTTATGGAGGTCGACGCAAGTTATAAAGAACATCGAATTTGTTTAGCTGATCAAGGTAATGGTTACACTTTATTCGTTGATAAAAAACCGATTGTTGCTGGAGGTATTTATATTTTATGGCAAGGCGTGGCTGAAGGATGGGTTCTCGCTAGCCAGAGTATTTATGATGTGAAATTTTTAGCAGCAAGAGAAATAAAAAAAAGAACAGACGAACTTTGTCAAAGAAATAAAGTTAAACGATTACAAACAACAGTAAAATATGATTTTAGCCAAGGCATAAGATTTGCTTCTTGGCTTGGATTAAAACCAGAAGGCATAATGAGAAAGTATGGTCCAGATGGATCAGATTATTACAGGATGGCAAAAATATACAAATGAGTTTTATAGGTAATATAGCAGCGGCACAAACCGCAAAAGCAATCGGCAATTACAACAAAAGAGTTTACGACGAACAATATAAATACGAAACCGCTAAGGCAGAAGCTAAAGCAAAGTTTTATGACAAAGTTGAAAGACCAAAATTAATTGATGATCAAGAATTTTTATATGATGACTTTTTTGTTAATGCTTTAAGAACAGGTGCAGAATTTAGACCAGGCGAAACAACTTGGTTAGTGGCTTTAAGAAATAAACAAAAGATGGCTTTGGATTTATCCATGGCTGATTACAATAAAGAAACTCAACGTATCGATGATATGAATGTAGCGTTGATGACTAAAGCTAGAGGTGAAGGCGAACGTTATAAAGGTTTAATGACGGCTCAAGCTGAATACATGAAAGCTGGCGCTAGTTTATTAACGATGGGTTATCGAAGTTATGATGCTGGGAGATTAGTTTTATAATGGCTACACTTAAAATTTATGAACCAACGATTAAACCGAGAGAACCAGCAGCTGTCGATACAGCTAAAGCAACTCTACCTTTAAGTTTAGCTTTACAAAAAGGCAAAGCGGTTTCTAGTGTTGGTCAAGCTTTTGCAGATATTGTAAATCATATTGGTGAAAGAGAAGATGAAAATCAAGCTCAAGAAATAATTCCAAAAATTATTAATAAGATTAATACTGAATATACAAAATATTCAAATAGTTCAGATATTAAAAATTCACCAATTTTATTTGAAAAAGCATTAACTGATAAAAGCTCTTGGTTTAAAAAGCTTACAAAAAATACAAACAAAAGAGTTACAAGAGCGCTTACGGATGAACTCAATAAAAAAAGAAATTCAGTTATTGGATCTTTAATTACTGCGGTTTCTTCTAATAGTGCAGATAAAACTTTATTAACTATTGAAAGCAGACTTAATCTGGCAATGGCTAATCGATTAAGTGGTGATCAATCTATTATTGGAATTGGCGAAACCGATTGGTTTAGTCTTATCAATAATAAAGCTCTTGAAGAAACTTTTGGCGCAAAAAAGTGGAAAGAGTTTGTTGATAAGAAAAAATTACAATTTATAGAATTACAAGTTTCTCGAAATGATAATATTGATCCAACGATTAATATTAATAATAAAGAACAATTAATAAAAATATTTGGAACTGATCAAGCTGAACAAATCGTTCAAGATTCAAAAGAGGCGTTAGTTTCTAAAATGGCTGAAAGTGAAGATGCAGCTGTTCTTGAAGAATTAAAAGATAACAAAGATAAGACGGCAATCTTTTCAGAAATTCTTTTAAGAATACAAGCTCATCGAAGAGGAACTGAAGATGTAACTCAAGATATGGTTACTTTAACAGATCTTAAAAATTCATGGGAAGAAGGTTTAATTACTGAGCCAATGTTTAGTGCTTTGACAAGAGTTTATACTCAAGAAGAAGATATTACCGATGAGGCTATTTTTGAATATGTTACTGAACAATTAGCATCGGCAAATACGTTACAGCAGATGGAAGATCTAACACAAACCGTAAGCTTAGATCCAAGAATATTAGCAGCTATGGACATTGGAGATATGACCTTGGTTCATAGTTTAGTTAATAATGCTAAAAAAGATTTTCCAAAACATAAACAAACACAATTTTATTTAAAACAATTAAAAGCGCATTATAAAAATTTAAACAATATTAAAAGTTCTTCAGCAGCAAAATTTGCAGCAGCTTATGAAAGTAAAAGATTAGCTGTTGAAAGAAATTATTTACAACTCATTGCAGACGGTATTAATCCGAAAGCAGCTTATATTAATACCATTGCAACTGAATTTGATTTGAATGCTATTCCTAACTTAAATCATTTAGAACAACCAAAATTTTTACCAATTAATCATGATTGGGAAACGGCAATCAGAGCTGCTAAAAAAAATAAAGAAGATATTTGGTCAACCTTAGATAATGAAGCTTTAAAAAGTTTTGAAGGTCATCAAGATCTTAATCGATTAAAAGAAGATCTAAATCGAATAGAGTTAATTTCAACGATGTATGCTCTTCGTTATCAAATTCAAATAGACAAAACGCCAGATGAAAGAATTACATTTGCAGTCGAAAGTGGAATACAAAATTACGAACAAATTAACTTTACTGGAGAGACGAATTAATGGTTATTAAATCAGCCGTAAGCGGATATATAAAAAAGAAAGCTCCTAAAATAATTGAAGAGGCAAAGGATTTAGCAAAAGAAAATATTACTGATACTGTTCTTGAAACAGGAATTGAAACCACAGAGGAAAAAATCAAACCATCTATATTAAAAACGTTAGAAAAAAAAGCCGATGCGTTTGCAACAAAAGCAATTCAAGAAAGTGGAACGCCAGGCACAAAGATAAAAGGATGGGCAAAAATTGCTGCGCCAGGAATTGCTGTAGCTCCTTTTACAATTAAAGATGAATTAGAAAAACAGAAAATAAAAAAATTAACAGATGTCCATGAAGGAGATCGCATACAAGGTGTTATCGATGGATTAAAATCTGGAAAATCAGATACTGAACTTTTAACTTATCTTGAAGGTGAATTTGACGCTGAACCAACTTTAGAGAAAATTAAAAAAGAATTAGGTTATAAAACCAACGAAGAAAAAATTAAGGAAATGACCGATGTTCATGAAGGTGATCGAATAGAAGCTGTTATTTCTCTTTTAAAATCTGGAAATTATAATCGAGCAGAATTAGAAAGTCATTTAACAGGAGAATTTCCTCCAGGAACTTTAGATAAAATTATCAATGAATTAGATTTAGATCCGAATGTTCTTAATAATAAAGATTTAACTGATTATGATTATCAGCCATTAAGCATAGATGATACTCAAAAATATGATTTAATTGAAAGCAGTTTTTTACCGCATTTTGAATTTGAAAAATTACGAAACAGTAAAATTTATAAATTATTAAAAAAAAATAATAAAGATACGTCTGAATTAGAAGGTTATGAAATAGTGCCAGGAACTGGTTCGATTAAATTACCAAATCCTCATCATGATAAATACGATGAGAAATCTTTAATGCAAATGGTTTCAAAAGATGCTCAAACCGTTATTGAACCTCTTTTAGATTTTATAATCGAAACACCAAAAGATCTTGTTTTAAGTTTAGGTGTAGCCGCAGTTAATGGAGCCGATGTTGCAGTTAATCTTATGCCATTGATAGACAAAATTTTTGATTATTCAGGCAATCCAGTTGGCTTTAAAGGTTTAGGCGATGATAAAAAAGTTATGGAGTTAGCTCAAAACCTGGATGTTAAATTAGATAAAACTAGAGAGTGGATTAAGAAATATAAAAAGGATGATAATTTTGTTTCTCAAATGATCGGCATTATGGGGCAAGATGCTCTTTATTCTATTCCAATTTATAACAAGCTTAGAGATTTAGGCATGCCAAAATATCCAGCATTTTTTATATCTGGTGGTATTGGCGGAGCAGTAGGAATTGAAAAAGAAATATTTGGAACTGAAAGTACGTTCTTAATGCATTTTTATAGCAAGGAAATTCAAGGTCTTAAAAATGTAGTGGGAATTTTACCGAATACTCCTTATGACGAAATAGCAGACGAAGTGGTTCAAGCATTAGAATATGGAACTTTTTCAGCTTTTATTCCAGCAGTTATACAAAGCTTACAATTTATGAAAAAGAATATTCCATTCTATGCAGAGAAAACAATTAAAAAGAATAAAAGAAAATCCAAGAAAAAATAGTATTTCAAATTAAACATTTTATTAGTAAGAAAAGAATATCCTCAAATATTTCTTTTCAAAAATTAAGGAAAAATCATAAATGGTCGTAAAAACTATCTTCACAGGTATTGGTAAAGTTAAAGCTAAAAAGCCTCCAAAACTTGAAAAGGTAATTAAATCAAAACAGGAAGCAAAACAGTTATTAACTGAGGCTCAAGAAAAAATTCAGCTTAAAAAAGAAGGTAAGCTTGATATTAAAAGACCTAACGAAATTGTTCCTAAATCCGTTGATGAATTATTAATCGATGGTCAAGGTATTACTGCTCCTACTCAGATAACAAAAAAAGATTTTATTACTCGAAAACCAAAAGTTAATCAAAAGAAAGCAAAAGATTTTTTAGATGAAGAGCGGAGAATAATTGAAGATACAGAACCGCTTAGTCCAAAAGAAATTGAAGGTATCAATATTAATACCATTAAAACATCCAATGATATTTTAAGATCGATACAAGTTTTAGCCAGACAAGAAAAGCTTGGCACACATAAAATTCAAGGTTGGAAAGAAACTGAAAGTATCGCCACCTTAATGAATTTAGATAAAAATAAGATCTCTTCTCTAGCTTTAAACTGGAGACCAGGTAAACCTTTAAATGCTGCTGAAATACGAGCGGTAAAAAGATTATTAGTTTCGCAAGTTATTCGTACAAAAAAGATTGCTAAAAGATTAGTAAGTGAGGAAGGCAATGATTTTCTTGCTATGGAGTTTGCTCAACAGCAAGCTTTAACAACTGCAATCATGAAAACCTTTAAAGGCGCTCAAGTTGAAGCTGCAAGAGCTTTTAATATTTTAAGAAAAACGGTTCAAGAGGAAAAGGTTTTAAGTGATATTAATTTAACTTTAGAAAAACTTAATAAAGAAAGTCTTTTACTTGAGTTAGGTGGCAAAAATCAAATATCTAAAATTGCTGAACTCTTTTTAAAACAGCCAACTGTATCAAAATCATTGGCTACTTTAGAAAAAGGTTTTTTATCAAAATCTTCCGATGCTTTAGTCGAAGTCTTTTTAAATAATATTCTTGTTATGGCTTATACACATATCAAGAATACAGGTGGAAACTGGATTTTCAAATCCATGCAGCGTCTTGAAAGATTATATGCCACCAAACGTTATGGTGGACAAACTTTAGATAGTGTAGCTGAACATGAACATGTGGCTATGGCATTTGGTGAACACTTGAGTTCAATGGCAATGCTTAGAGCTTTAGGATCTCAGCTTTTAAAAAATGTTAAGCAGAATTGGAATAGACCTTTAAAGTTTTATAAAAAATTTCCAGGTACTGAAAGTACCATCCATGGCAGCAAAATTGAATCTCCACCGAATGCTTTTTCTGCTCAAGGATTTGGAGTGGAAGGTAAAGGAATGTATTCCACGCTTGTTGATGTAGTGGGAAGAGTTTTAACAATCGATCGCCTTCCTTATAAATGGTTAAAGAACGTTGATAATTATTTTAAGAATGGAGCTTTTAGTTCTGAAATTTATGCTTTGGCATATCGAGAAACTATTAAACAGATTAAACAAGGATCTTTACAAAAAAAAGATGCTGCAGAATATTTAGCAAGCTTAGTTGTTAATCCTCCTCCTAGCTTTACTCAAAAAGCTTATGAGACGGCTTTAGAAAGAACATTTCAAACACCGTTAAAAAAACGAGGAGATATTTTAGGATCAGCAGCTGCAGGTATTCAAAAGTTTAAAATGGCGATTAATCCATTAACGATTTTTACCTCGCAATTTTTTACGTTTTTAAGAACTCCAACAAATATTGCTGGAGCTTCGATGGAACGTACACCAGGTTTAAACAGAATTTTAAAAAGTTATAGAGATAAAATTAATGGTGGTGGAGCCGATGCAGAGATTGCAAAAGCAAAAGCTGCAATGGGTTGGGCGTTCTTATCAACCTTTGCTCCATTAGGATATTTCGGAATATTTTCTGGATCCGATCCAGACGTTAGAGGTCGTAAAGAATATGCAATAAGACAAGCTGGAAATTATCAACCAAAATCTTTTCGGTTTCATAATTTTTTAAATAGTGAATGGGCAGAAGCAACTGGTTTAACTGGAGATAAACTCCAACTCAATTTAACTGGTTTTGAACCAGCTGTTTTAATTGCGTCGAATGCAGCAGATCTTGGAGTGTTGATTAAATATTTACAAGAAGATCTTAATCATCTTCAACGAAACGAAGATGTTCTTAATCATCTTTATAATTTCTTTTCTGGTTACGCATTAGCCATTGGAGATAACATTGGAAACTCAACATTCATGCAAGGCACATCAAGATTATTAGATTTAATTAATTCACTTAAGATGTCTAACAATGCCTGGGAACCTGCATTAAGAGAATTTAAAAAAATGGGAGCAGGATTAGTTCCATACACAATGTTTTTAAAACAGTTTAACGATTTGTCTCAAGAGAAAACAGATTCTTTGAAATGGGGATTAACTAATACCGATGATTTTAAAAAACTAAATATGGAATTTATGTCTTATGTTTTAAGAAATATTCCAGGTTTAGAAAATAATTTACATTTAGATCATGACTGGCTTGGAGACGAAGTTCAAAAATTTGGAGTTTTAACATCTATTAAATCACATCCAGTTAATGAAGAAGCAAGAAAAATTGATTATCGACCAAGACCACGAAAGAAAAAATTAAGTGTTTCGGTTAGTGATTACAATATGGAATATCCAATCCAGGTCAACGTCGAACTAACAGAAGAAGAATATAAAATTTTAGAGGTGGCTACTGGTCAAGAAATTAAAAAGGCTTTAACAATATTAATTAACTCTAAAGAATATAAAGACGAAACAGTTATTAAATTTAAAAAAGCCATGTTTGATAAAACAGTTGGTGAAGCAAAGGCTACAGTATCAGAAGCTTTTAAGGACCAAGCGATTTATCAAAAAATTTATATCAGAGCAAAAAAACTAGCATTAAAGAAATTAAGGAAAGATCAATTTGGTCATCCTTTTCCAGATAACAAACAAGCAAGCACAGGACAAGTAGGAGCAATGAGTTAATATGACAATAAGTACAACGATTACTAAAAATTCTTATGTAGGCAATGGATCTACTAGCCAATTTACATACAGTTTTAAAATTACCGATGAAGATTTTCTTCAAGTAATTATTAAAGTAACAGCAACTGGTGCTGAAACTGTAAAAACAAAAACGACACATTATACCGTTGCAGGAGTTGGAAATTCTGGAGGTGGAACAGTAACGTTCACAGCAGGAAATTTACCAGCTTCAACGGATACAGTTATTTTAAGAAGAGTTACGACTAAAACTCAAGGAATGGATTTAATTGAAAATGATCCATTGCCAGCAAATACTTTAGAAGATGCGATTGATAAAAATTTAGCAATTTCTCAAGAAATCCAAGAAGAGGTTGATCGCTCATTAAAATTATCACGTGGTAACACGATGACCAGCACAGAGTTCACAACAACTGCTGCTGATCGTGCTAGTAAAATTTTAGCATTTGATAGTTCTGGTGAATTATCAATTACTCAAGAACTTGGAACTTTTAAAGGTAACTGGGCGGCTTCGACTGCTTATGTTATTCGAGATATAATTAAAGATACATCGAATGCTAATATTTATATTTGCATAACAGCTCACACCTCTTCTGGTGCGCAGCCTATAAGTTCAAATACCGATGTAGCAAAATGGAGTTTAATTGTTGATGCAGCTACGGCTACAACAGCATCTACGAGTGCAGCCGCAGACGCAGCGACAGCAACAACGCAAGCTGGAATTGCTACAGCAAAAGCAGTTTTAACAGCTTCGGATGCAGTTGATACAGCGGCAGATGCAGTAGCAACAGCAGCCGATAAAGTTGCGACAAATGCCGATGCAGTTAGTACAGCAGCGGATGTTGTTTCAGCAGCAGCTTTACTTGATACATTTGATGATAAATTTTTAGGAAGCAAAGGATCTAATCCAACATTAGATAATGATGGCAACGCTTTAACAGACGGTGCAATTTTCTATCATACTGGCGATAACAGGATGAAAGTTTATGATCTAGGTACGACTACCTGGTTATATATTTCACCATCAAGTTCAGATCAAACAGCAATCAATACCGTTTCAACAAACATTGCAGCGGTAAATACTGTTTCTACAAATGTTGCAGGCGTAAATAGTTTTGCAGATCGATATAGAATTACAGCAGGCAATCCAGTTTCTAGTTTGGATGTGGGTGACTTAAATTTTAATAGCTCCACCGATACTATGATGGTTTATGGAAGCTCTGGTTGGCAAAATGCAGGATCTTCAGTTAATGGAACGTCTGCAAGATTTATTTATAATATAACTGGAACTCCAACAACTTTAACTGGATCTTCTGGAACAGGATATTCTGAAGCATCAAGTTCAGTTCTTGCTTATGATGCAGGATTTTTAGATATTTATCTTAATGGCTCAAAACAAGTTTTAGGAACAGACGTAACAGCAACATCTGGTACCTCTGTTGTTTTTGCTTCAGCTTTAGCAAACGGTGATGTGGTTGACATTGTATGTTACGGAACTTTTTCTGTAGCAGCGGTTGCAGGTTCAGCAATTAATAGCGGAACAATTAATGCAGCTCGTATGCCATTATCTATTGCGGCAGACTGGGAAAGTAAATCAGCAAACTTTACAGCAGCAGGAGGTAAAGCTTATTTTTGTGATACATCAAGTGGAGCAATAGACGTTACGTTACCAGCAAGTCCAGCACAAAAAGACACAATAAGATTTTTAGATGTTGCAGGATCTTTTGATACTAACGATTTAACAATACTAGCAGGCAGTCATAAAATTCAAGGTGTAGCGGCTAACTTGGATGTAGCAACTGAACGTGCTGGATTTCAAATAATTTATTATGACGCAACTCAAGGATGGTTATTAACCGATAAATAATATGACAGACTATAAATCAATAAAATATAATATTAGTGGTGCAGATTTAACTGGACTAACAGCTGGTCAAATTCCTAATTTAGATACAGCAAAAATAACAACAGGAACAATGGCAGATGCTAGAATTTCATCTTCAAGTGTTGTTCAACATTCTCCGCCTGTAGACCTAACTCCAGTCCGTTATGATATTTTAACATTGGCGTTGAAACAGGCAGTACAAGAAAATTCAACAAAATTTAATTTACCTAATTCTGCTATTGTAAAATTTGAGGCAGATGCAGATTTTAATTTAGCAGGTTCAACAAATATTGGTAGAAATGCTTTAGAATATATATCTCCGACAACAACGAGTGTAGGTGCGGCAGCAGCTTTTCCTTATGCTACTGTTGCAGCAGCAGATAGAGCAAGACTTTATAGAGTTGGTTCATCACACACAAACTCAACTTGGTTAACGATTGGGGATGGTACAAATACTAATGCTGAAGAAGCTATTATTGATGGCTTTAATGATAGTGCAAATGGAACTCAACACGCTAATTATGACTTTTCAACAAGTTCAAATTTTTCTGCGTATGCTCTTATTGATTATGCAAAAGAATATACTTTTTCAAGTAAATTAAGAATTGGAAAATATGCTACTTGGGGAGATCCAAAAGATTGGCATATTCAATATAGTACAGATAATGCTTCTTGGACTGATGTAGATTTTTCTAGTTCAACAGAAGATGACCATGGAACAAAATCTGGAACTGCAACTGATGGTCAATTTGTATCTGCAACATCTGCAGGTATTATTCGAGTTGCCGCAACGACTGACCAATCAAATGTTTGGGGTTCGTATGTAGTCGTAGATAACATACCAGATTTTACAGCAAGATATTTCAGATATGTTCACGAAACTTCTCACGCAAACTATAATACTTGGGCTGGTTATATGGAATTTGTTCCTTGGTATAAGCCAACAACAATAGTAGTTAATGCAACAGGAACAGCTTTAGGAACAACAAACGTACCGACAAGTGCTGTGACTTCTGTATCTGGTGTACTCTTACTCAAAAATGCTTATGGCACAAATGTTTTGGGTACAGACGTAAAAGCATATTTTACAGCAGACAATTCTAATTGGACAGAAGCGGCTTCTTATACAGATGCAGGAACTTTCTCGACTGGAATTAAAATGATTAAGCTCGGCAATACAACAGTAACAAGTGGTTCAGATGTTAGATGGAAACTTGTCTGGGCAAATCAAGTAGCTTCTACAAAAGAAGGAAACATTTACGGAATAGGATTAAATTATTAATTATGACAAAAGCAAGAGATTTAGCAAATATTATTAGTGGCGGTTTTACTGCTTCTGATATTCCAAATTTAGATACAGCAAAAATTACTACAGGTACTTTAGCAGATGCTAGAATACCAAATTTAGATACAGCAAAAGTTACAACAGGAACATTTGCTAATGCTAGGATTTCAGCAGGTAGTGTAACTCAACACGTTACAGCTACAGATTTAACACCAGTAAGACAGGACTTAACAGTTTTAGGATTAAAACAAGCAGTAGCAGAAAATACTGTCGCATATAATTTGCCAAATACGTTTTTGGATATTTTCCAAGATGACACAGGAATTGGAAGTGAAACAAATGTAGATAGACAGACAGACGAATATATTACTTCAGTTTATACTACTTATGGTTCAGCGGCACTTTGGGATTATGCCAATGATGATGTTGGAGTAAATATGACTAATATGTCCACAAATTATAGTGGCTATACCACAATTTTAGGAGATGGAAATAATCTTGATAATCTTCATAAAACTGATGGACAAGTTGCAGGAGAAGGCGTTGGACATTCTAGTGGTTCAGCTTCATCAACAGTATCATTGGATTATGGTTCATCACAAAGATGGGCGGCATTATTATTAGGAAAACGACTACAACATGGAGATTGGAACGCAGGTACGATTGAATATAGTGCAGACGATAGCACTTGGACACCAGTTAATTTTACTGGTTGGTCAGCAACTCATACAGGAGATAGTACAAATCATGTAATTGGCGATGGAACTTTTAAACATAGTGGTGGAGCATCAAGTGGTACTGGGTTAATTCAAGCTATGGGAAGTGATGGAACTTTTAACTGGTATCAATTTGGAACACAGAATGGTGGAGAAAATTCTGTTAAACAAAAGGTAACAGGTTTTACACCTTTTGATGCAAGATATTTGCGTATGAGAATGAACTCTTTACACTCCGCACCAAACAACAATGCTACTTGGAGTGGTTTTGGTTGGTATAATCAAGCAGTTAATGTAGTTAATAATGCAACAGGAACAGTAATTGGAACTGCAAACGTACCAAGTTCAGCACAGACAAAAATTAGTGGTGTTATGAATTATAAAGACAATACAGGTACAGCAACGATAGGAACAGATTTAAAAATATACTTTACTTGTGATGGTGGTTCAAATTGGACTGAAGCGGCAGGATATACTGCTGTAACTCCATTATTTTCTACTGGTATCAAAATGGTTAAGCTATCTGAAACAACTTGTACAAGCGGTTCAGATGTTCGTTACAAAGCTGTTTGGGCTAATCAAGCTAGTGGTTCAAAAGTTACAGAATTACACGGAATAGGAATTAATTATTAATCAGTAAATTTTAACCAGGAGATTAACTATGTTTTTGAAAGGAAAGCATAGAAGGCAACCTTTTATGAAAATGTTTATTTTAGAATGGAAAATGTTTTTCAAAGAACTTGGCGATACGCTAGGTAATCTTTGGAAAAAGCATTGTCCAAAATTCTGCAAGTGTAATGACAAAAAAGAAAAGTAAACCTCTTGTTGGAAATAATACAGTAGGATTAGGCTATCGCTTATCCTCACATGAAAGATTATGTGCGGAAAGAATGAAGCAGCTCATAAAGTCGATAGATGAACTGAAGAAAAATGTAGCCAGTCTCAACGATAGTATGTCTAAAGGAAAAGGCGCTGTAGCAGTTCTTATGGCTCTAGGCGCTTTCGTTATAGGAGTATTAGGTTATTTAAATATCAAGTGAAATATTACAACAAAGGCATCAAAGCTCATCTTATTGCAATGCAAGAGCTTCTTGATGACGATCATTTAATATTTCAAAACGTTCAAGGAATTGGTCCAATCGATATTGTTAGATTAAATATTCATACAGGAGCTGTCGAATTTTTTGATGCCAAATCAGATCGAGATAGAGCGCATCGAAAAAGACCATTTACAGAATTACAAAAAAAATTAGGAGTGCAACAATTTTATGTCAACTTTTATAAAAGAACCTGGAGACTGGGATCCAAACTGGGTAAATTTTAAACCAGAGGAATTTCAATGTTCTCATTGCCAAGAATTAAAAATACATTCAAGTATTGTAGACTTAATTCAAACAGCTAGAAATGAACTTGGTTCATTAAGTATTACATCTGGTTATCGTTGTAGTGAACATAATAATAATGTTTCTTCTACAGGACCAAATGGACCGCACACAACAGGAAAAGCGATTGATATTTCAGTAAAAGATAGTCAACACAGAAAACAGTTGATTACTTATTTTGCTCCAAAAGTTACAGGATTAGGAATAGCAAAAAGTTTTATTCACGTAGATTTATTATCTGAAGATGATGGTTTTGAAATGAGACCTAACTCTTGGGTTTATTGAAATACTTAAAAATCTTTTTACTATTCTTATTCTTTTATTTCATAGGCACATGCACGCTCTACAAAGCAACAGGAAAATATAATTATGATACATCTATTAGGACTATTGAAAAATCCTCTCTTCCGCATGATCGGATCGAAAACCGTAGGATTAATTACTCACAAATTAGAGAAGGATAAAATAATAAAGGCAAAAGAAATAGAAGCTGCAAAGACTATTTCTGTTGAACAAGTTAGACAACAAGAAAACTCGATTAAAGATGAGTGGCTTTGTTTTTTCTTCACAATAATTTTTGGTTTACATTTCATACCTTATTTCCAAGACACAATGGCAAGAGGATGGGAAATTCTCAAAATGGCAGATCCGATGTTTTGGTACATTATATTAACAATCGTAGGTGCAAGTTTTGGTGTAACAACCATGAACAAATTTAAGAAGAAGTAATGGCTCGAAAGAAGAAGCCTTTATTTGGTGCCAGTAATTATAAAAAGAAACCAAGAATTAAAAGACCAGGTAGGCATTCAAAAAGACCTAACAAAAATTCAAAGAAGAAGAAAAGGAGAGGAGCAGGAAGATGAAAATACTAACAATAATGATGATGCTACTTTTTATTTATGGATGCGAAAATACCAGACATTCTATCGGAGTTTCTGGCAAGCCTTTAAGTGAAAATTATGAGCAAAGCATCAAGATGAATTACAAAATAATTTTTGGAAAAGTGAGACCTAAAGAGGATAATGATGATTAATAAAATATTTATATTCTTAATTATACTGTTTGCTTTGAGCGCCTGTTCGGTAGGCAAAAAATGTACCTATACTCAAGATGGTACAAAACTGTCTAGCTGGGTATGGTTCTATAAAGACAAGCCAATAGATTTAGACAACAACAACTGTAACTAATTATGCTGCAAATTATAGTAGCTTTATTGCTAGTACAAAACGTTAATTCTTTTGATGTTAAAAATCATCCTGGTTTTAATAAACTAGATAAAACGATCAAAGTTATAAGAGTTATTAACGGCATTAAGTAATGCGGATTTCTGAAAAGACAAATGTAAATATGCCTCTCAAAACCATAGTGAGTTTAATCATTATGGCTAGTGCTTTTACATTTTCTTATTTTGAAATTACCTCAAAGATCCAACAGTTAGAAACAGCTAAAAGTTTAATGACTGTAGATGTAGAGGAAAACAGTAAGTTTAGAATAGAAACTGCAAAAACTCTTTTAGAAGAAAAGATCAAACAGGTTCCAATAGACAAAGAACAATTTTTTATTCTGGAGGAAATTCTAAAATCCATAGAACGAATTGAAAAGGAACAAGAAAACTCAAGATTTAATTATGTGAATATTGAGAATTTAACAAAAAATATGGATGGCGTTCTTGAAGATATTGAATTGCTAAAAGATAAAATAAGAGAAAACGGAAAATACAATCAATGAAAACAATGGAAGTAATAGCTCTTTGTATGTGGCTTGCAAATGCAGAAGGAAAATTAGAATTAATCGAGCATACTTATAAAGAGAGCCTCCGAGAATGTTTACGCAGTTCGAGGATAGCTCAACGAGAATTGGATCCGATGCGTGCAAAATTCGCCTGCGGAAAAGTGATGGCTGTTGTTGAACTAGATAAATCTGGAACAAAAGATAGATGGCGAATAGTTAAAATTATTGATCATGGTTATAAGGACGAATATTAATGGAAAATAAAATCATAGCTGCTGCTCTTGCATGTATCATAGCTCTTTCTGGTTGGTCGCTTACGACTACGGTTGGACTTAAAACAGATGTCGCTTTATTAAATCAAAAAGTCGAAACCTTAGAAAAGAAAGTAAACTCTGCTTTAAAGAAAAACGTAAAAAAGAAAAAAAAGAAAAAGCAGAAAACTCAATAAAATTATAAAAAAAGCTGTGAGGTATAGGTCGGACTAACCTCGAAATCAGAATCTCTGTTGAGATATGGAAGCCTTTTTTTACAAATTTATGAGAAAAAAGAAGATCTTCGCTAGAAAATGCGATTGGTGCAAATCTGAAATTATCCTAAACGGACCAGATACTGACAGTTATGTCGTTACGGCTGAGTGGAAATATTTTTGTATTAATCAAAGACCAGGTAAACCTGCTGAAAAAGATTGTATGGCGGACTACCTAAATAACATAAAGGAAAAACTATATGAACGTACCATTAAAAAAGAACTGGAAAAAAAAGAAAAAGAACAAAAAGAAAAAGAAGAAAAAGAAAAGAAAATAAAATCAATGCCTAGAGTTTTAGCCAAGCTTGATGCTTTTCAAAAAGAATTGAAAGATCGAGAATGGAAAAGACGCCTATCAAAACATCCTTCCTAAAAAATTCCTATCAACAAAAATTGAATCCTAGACTCGCTTAATTCACTATTGATAATCCTATGTTTTTTGATATTAATATTAATGCGGAGGTTGTTAAAACTTCAAATGTGTTTGGACAGTTTTTGAACCGAATACTTAAAGCGCTCTTAGCTCAGTTGGATAGAGCATCGGTTTTCTAATTAAGTTCAGATCCATACCTTTAACAACTTATCCGCTTTTATTAACGCTAAAGCGGAGGAATAATTGAACCAGGAATTGTATAAATTCTTCAAGTATGTGGTAATTTTATTTAGAGTTGAAATTTGGCTTGAACCATTTTTGAACCATATCTCATCTAAGTTGTTAAAAGAAATTATCAGATCATCTTGTAAAATAAGCTTGGTTCTTTATTAAACTAAATATGGACCTACGAGTATATCCAAAAAACGGAAAGTTTGTTATTCAAAATATGGATAACAATAGAAGGCAAATTGGCAGATGTTATCAAAGTAAGACTGCTGCCAATGCTGCTTGTAAAAAACTTTATGCCGATGTTGCTACAAAAAAAGTTGTAGTTGGAGATCGGTATAAGTTTAAAGACGAGTTCAAAAGATATGCAGATGAAAGACTTAAATCTGCGGAAGATGAAACCGTCGCTCTCTCTAAAGCTAGCATAAGATCTTATGAAAGCTTTTATCGCAACTACATAGTAGATTGTTTTCCAGATTTTGTGGAAATCAAAAATGCTCAAGGAGTTGTTATAAAAACAGTATCTTCTGTTTATTTAGATGAGATCACAGGTAAAGCTCTTCATAAGTTTGTAACTAATTGTTATGAACAAAAGGAAGCTACCTGGAAAACTGTTCAAAAAATAATCTCTCATATCAAAACATTTTTGAGAGATTGTGATGGTGATGATATGGTTATTAATCAATCTGTTTTTAATTGGAAGATTGGAAAAAAGACAGAACTACAACCAGATCAGCATGAGTTGAAATATCCAAAAAAATCAACTCCAATCATGCCAGACGAAGCTGAAATGTTAATCAATAGTTTATATGCAAAAAGAAATATAGATTTTTATTCTGCTTATAAATTAGCTGCTATAGCAACTTTCACTTTTACTGGTTTAAGATTTTCTGAACTCAAAGGTATATTGAAAAAATATATTGATTTGGAAAATAAAACTATCTTCATTGCTGGTGTTTATGATCATAACGAAGGTCGTTATAGAGAAAGAACTAAGCGTGAGGAAAGTAGAAGGCATATTGAAATTCAAGATGGGTTTATGCCTTATCTTACTGAATGGATGGAAAGAATTAAGGATATGAAAAATGATTATCTATTTCCATCATTAAGAGATACTGGTCCAATGTCTCAGCATAAGTTTAGATCTTTGATCTGGAAAACTTTTGAAGAGCATGGTTTGGCAACTCTAAAATGGAGAACTAAAAAATATAATAGTAAGTTCTCAAGAGGTACATCAACAACTTTTACAGTTATTGATAGTCCATTCAAAGGTTGTCCGACTAAAGCTTTTAGACATGCTTTTGGAACTCATCTAGTTAATGCCGTTAAATCTGATCCGAACCTTGATCAAAATTATGTAAGAAAAGCATTAGGTCATGCGGATTACAGAACTTCTGAATTAGTTTATGGAACTCATGTTATGAGAGTTAGTGAGGAAGTTAGAATAGCAAGAAGAGCTGCTGTAGCAAAAGCTATGAGAATAAAACCAGCTCACAAATTATTAAAATAAATTTAAAACAATTAAGCGGATCGGTTAATAGCTGGTCCGCTTTTTTTTATTAACTTTTTATCTGCTCTAAGCAAGGCTTCGATCATTTTATTTTTATCCTTATCAAATGCCTCGTAAGCAGTTCCGCCATCTGCCATAATTGTACTGCAAGCAAATTGGACAGCTTCAAGTTCTAGTTTTGTAAGTTTAGTGTTCATACTCTTATATGGGGTTTATTTTCAAAATTGTGCCAAATATCTTTTTTATTTTTTGCTGGGGTATATATGTGTGGAGTATATATGAATATGACACCAGCAGAACATGCAATAAGAGTAGCTAATGTTTTAATGTGGTATGAAAAAAAGATTAAAGGTAAACCATATTGGAAAATTAAAATGAGTATTGCTAAAGCAATTTTAAAAAACTTATAGCGGTAAAGAATAAATAATTACTGCGAGAAGAAAAGCACAAACTATTAATCGTGCAGCCAAATTTAATACTGTTGTATTATTTTCCATGTGTTGGGTTTTTGTTAGCTCTTTCTTTTTCCTCATACAACTCATAATAACATGATTTTAGGTGTGAGGTGTAGGTCGTAAAAGTTTAAGATCGGAGTCTACGTGGCTCCTAGGAGTCTGGATTGCTTAGTTTTTTCATCATTCTACCGTTTTCTATAGAAAGTAATTGATTATCTTCTCTGGCTAAATCCAAATCTTTTCTCAATTCTCCGTTGATTTTTTGATGCTCTAGATTAACTGTAAGCGCATCTGCAATTCTATTAAACAAATCATTATTCTCTTTCTTAACTCTATCTAGTTCATTTTGTAATTGGTCTGTTTTAGCCTGTGCTTCCTTAACTCGATTAGTTTCAATTCCTTTAAGGATACTTAATTCTCCTTCTGCTTCTTGCGCTCTTTTTTTAAATTTTGCTAATTCAATAGCTTCTTCAAATATTCCTTTGTAGGTCATACCTCTCCTCTGCTTTAATTTCTTTTAAAGCCAGGTCAACCTGGTCAAACAAATTCATAGCAGGATTTTTCTTCATTATTTTATCCAACTGTTTTTTATATTTTCGATTAAACTTTTGAAAATCTCTATCAATTCTTTTCACATTCCATCCTTATATAATTCTTCAACCTCAATAATTTTCTTTTCCTGTTTTAATGGATCTGTTGGAGGCAGCTCTTTAATATCCATGCCACTCTCAATAGCAATCTCATATTTGCAGTCTCTGATTTGTTCTTTGCAATGGTCCTTAGCAGTCTCCAGGATCTCCATTAGATGAGGAAAATTTCCAGGTGTAATTCCATACATATAAAGATCATCAATAGCAGCACAAACTCGGCTCAAGCCTTTATAGCGCTTTCCAATTCTTGCTAATTTTCCGTCTCTATCACTCATCTTTTTTTTTTAATCTGTATTTAATATTATTAACTCTTATGTCTGAAACAGTTGCTTTAGATTCTGTTGTTGGATTACGATCTGCATAAGCATCTTCTACTGAGCTAAATTCTTGCTCAGTAAAATATGATGCATCACCAGTAACTTTTTTAATTACGATTTCCATCCGCCTCTGGAGATAACTTCTATCTTTTCTCCTTTTTTAATTTCATCAACGGCGCCATGAAACATTTTTGGCATTGGATTAGGTTTTTCATCTTGAATACTTTCATCCAAAGCTTTGACCTCTTTTAGACTGTCAATCAAATCTTGCTTTTGTGCTGTATTCATTAAAGAGACAGTATCGCCATTATTAATTGTAAACCTGGTCTTAGGTTTTTCATTTGTCTTGATCATCATAAGTAATTTGTCATGGTCTTTTTTTCTTACTCTAATATAAAGACACCATTTACAGCTCACATCTGGATGCTGCTTTTCAAATTCTATTTCAAGATCGTCTACCTCAATTATTTTGGTCATTTTTCCTCTCATAATCTTCCAATAACTTTTGGTGGACCTCTATAAAATCTGGTCTGGTAATATTCTCAATACCAACTCCATAAATTTTACAAAGCTTATCCAGTTTATAAACACTTATTGTATTTCTGCCTTTTTCATATTTCTGCAATTGTTGAAACGTAAAAGGAATTTGTTCTGCAACTTTAGTCATGGCTATTTTTTTATATTTGCGCATGTAGTTGAGATTACCTCCAAGCATTTCATCAAATGCACATTGATTAGGTACTCGTGTTCGCATTATCTTCATTCTTAACCTCCTTCATAAAGCTATCTATTTGTTGTTGGATATTTGAAAAATCATATTGTTTTGATCTTGCTGCAGTAGCTTGAAATGTAGCTGCAGGTAATTCCTGCATCGTCATATCCATTTTTAAAAAATATCCTGGTTCACCTTCTATATTTTTAAGATGCCATGGCGTGTCATTAATTCTCATTACTTTTCCAGTTGTTGGATCAAAGAATTTATTTACAGGATAGGATCTGCATCTTCTGCGGTTTCGTGTCATATATCTCCGAATGGGTTTGCTATTTGATCACGCAGCTTCATTACTACGGTTGATAAATTAGCGATTAAACGACGAGCCACTATAGGCTTTAATTCTAGAACCTCTCCGCAGGTGGAGAGCGTGTAAAGGATATGATCTGGAACAACAGTAATATCCCATTTGTCCGTGTTCATATTCTCATTAATATTGACCAGACATTCAGCAATGATTTTATCTTTTGCTTCTGCCTGTAAATTCGGTTTTTTATTTTTTGGAAAATTAATAACGTTGTTGTGATTTCTAGGATAAAAACTCATTTTTTTTTCTTTTGATCCTTTTGCCATTTTAAATATCCTCTGATCCATTCTTCCGTCATTGGTTGTTGCATTTCTTTCGCCTGCAAAAGATACAATTCACAATCGTCATAACTGTCCTCTTTGTAGGAATGGGTAATTCTGATTAATTTTGCCTGCGCATACATGAGCGCTACTTGCCAGCCTTCTATTCCTAGTCTGAGCTGGTCTTTCAACAGAATGTTCCAAGCAGCAGCAATTTTATTCATACTGCTACTGAATGGACCATACTGTTTTTCCTTAACGGATCTTAAATGTTGCAATCTTTTATCTTGCGGATTTTCCATCTTTTTCTTTTGCTTTTTCCTCTTTGTCTTTTTTTAAAGAGGCTTTGTAATCTCCGTGAGATTTTTCGATTAAAAACTCTGTGGTTTTGCTGAGTGAAATCGGTAACTCAAATTTCTTATCAGCGAGTTCTCTTAACATTTTGTAAGAGGCGATATTTATGGCAACGCTTTTAAATTTATCGCTATCCATATTATTATGCCTCTAACTTTGAAGGTTCAAATGCAGTAGCATCACTAGCTCCAGCAGGTTCTCCTCCGTTATCTTCAAATGGTTCCACACGGTACCAAGCATAAAACTCAGTTCCTTTTGCCATTTTGCCGTCTCCGCTGGCTAATTTTTTATAACCACCTAGACGAATTTTTTTACCATCAATGATTACTGAGCCTTTAATATCAAAGCTTGTACTTTTTTCTTTGTTGGTATTTAGAAAAACCATACCTAGGTTTTTCCGTTCTTGATTATCTGCCATCTTGTATTACTCCTTTTGATTGCAGGTTAGATTTAACGGCTGTGTATTTCTCCAAGAACCGTTGATAAGCTAAAGGATCACTTTCCTTTAAGTTTAAAAAAGTTGCTTGGTGATTTGTCAGCCATTGATTGTAAGCGCCTTTATGACTTATTGTTTCTAAGTCCTTCAAAGCTACTTGCAGTTTTTTATCGGACTGCTCACGAGCTAGAGAAACTTCTTCAGCGCTAGCAACGCTGTCGTTAATCAAACCGCACATACTCAACGCACGGCTAATAGCCGACGTCTCACAGTTTTCAACATAGCTTGTTTGATTAATTCTTGATGCAGCTCTAAATTCTTGAGCTGTACCTGTTGCAACATGTTTG